ACTGGGAGAAAAACGGGGAGGAGATTAACGCACGCCGAAGGGAAAGGTTAGCGAACAACCCGACGTATCGGGCGAGAGTCAGGCAACTTGGCCGGGAAAATTATTATAGACACAAAAGTATTATAAGAGCTATAGATTAAAAAATAGAGAACATTTGTTAGAATGCCGCAGACAAAACTACATAAAGAGGCTCTTGCCTTAAAATAGTTTCACTTCCTAGTCTTTACCAAACCTAACTCTTAGTGAAAGAACGGTAAAGATGGCAGACCCAGTTGGCCGACCCCTCAAATTCAAAACAGTTAAAGAACTTCAAAAAGCAATAGATGAGTATTTCCTTTGGTGTGATAACCGACTAAAAAAAATCTGGCTAGAGAAATCGCAATCAGAGGCGATGATTGCTGATCCCGCCCCTTACACCATGAGCGGACTGGCAAGAAGAATCGGACTCTCCAGACAAGGGCTAATTGACTACAAAAACAGAGACGAATATCTTGACGCTATAAAAGAAGCCAGAAGCAAGGTACATGAGGATGTCGAGACAAGGTTGATGGACGGCAAGGCTCAATCGGGGGCAATCTTCAACCTTAAAAACAACTTCGGGTGGAGAGACGAGAGCCAAAGAGATATTACTTCCGGCGGCAAGCCGATCATGCAAGGAGCGGCCCATGTACCTCAAGACGACGGCGTTCGACAAGATCAACAATCTGAATAAAAGAATCAGGGGAATTGCCGGGGGTACTTCCGCCTCCAAAACAATCTCTATTCTTCTCTGGTTGATTGACGCCTCCCAAAGCTACCAAGGTAACCTTACTTCTTCGGTAGTTTCCGAGTCCATGCCCCACCTCAAAAGAGGAGCGATTCGTGACTTTATCAACATCATGCAGGCCCACGACTACTTTGACAAGAACAGGTGGAACAAGACCGACTTTATCTATGATTTTTCCGACCAGAGAGGCAAAAAGATACTTGAGTTTTTCTCAGCCGACCAGCCCGGCAAGGTGAGAGGGCCGAGAAGAGATATTTTGTTTATCAACGAGGCCAACAACATCTCTTATGAGACATTTACTCAACTAGAGATCAGAACCCGCAAGATCATCTGGTTGGACTGGAACCCGGTGTCTGAGTTTTGGTTTTATGACGGCGAAGAGGGCGAGAGGGCGGTTAAAGACCGAGATGACTGTGATTTTCTTGTCTTAACTTACAAAGACAACGAGGCGCTTGATCTGGCTTCCGTCAAAACTATTGAAGCCCGAAGGTACAACAAGAATTGGTTTAGAGTGTATGGTGAGGGGCTGTTAGGCGAAGCAGAAGGCCGGATATACACTGGATGGGAGATTATAGACCAAGTACCGGAAGAAGCCCGCCTGGACTCCTACGGGCTTGATTTTGGCTACACTAACGATCCCACCGCTTGCGACGCTGTTTATTACTGGAATGGCGCCTGGGTAATCGACCAGATCATTCACCGCAAGGGACTCTCAAACAAGCAAATTGCCGACCTTTTGACTATCCAACCAAGAGGATTAGTCATTGCCGACTCTGCCGAACCCAAAAGCATTGACGAGATCAAAAGCTACGGGATACACATCACCCCATCAATTAAAGGCAAAGACAGTGTGTTACAGGGGATTCAGTATGTCCAGGGACAAAAGGTATTTATCACCAAAAGAAGTGTCGACACCATCAAAGAATACCGCAACTACCTCTGGATGACCGACAAAGAGGGAAGAATCATCAACGAACCCTCACCAATCTGGAATCATCATATGGACGCGATCCGTTATGCGATTGCTAAGGGCAGAAAGATTGAGTGGAAACCCAATGATCCCGGCGGAGTAAAACCTTTTTATGAAGGTTTGCCGGGGTAGTTGCCTTGAGATAGTTTTAGTGTTTAGAGTACCCACATGGCTGAAACACAAGTCACCGATCCGGAACTGGAAATGCTCAAAGCCAACAAAGAATCCGGCTATAATTACCGTGAAAGACGGCAGGATCAGTGGACGGAGAACTACCTTTTGTATAGAGACAAAGTAATCGTCAACCGGCTCACCCAAAGACAGTCGGTCAATATCCCCTTGATGAAGATGTTTTTGCGCTCTTTGCTCAAAGACGTCGACGATATTCCCGTTATCCGTTTTGAGAACCTCGACAACGACAAACAAAAAGAGATTTTTCAAAACGAGTACTGGAAAGTAGTTGGGGATCAGGATCATAACAAATTCTCCTTAATGGATATTGTCGACAAAAGACAGGTATTCCATTACGGCAGGTCGTTTATACAATGGCAGATCGTCAACGGGATGATTAAAGCAACCGTTCAAGACCCCCAAGACATTCTTGTTTCCCGGTTTATGGACCCGATTGACCTTAACACCTCAAGGTTTTTGACCCACACCCACATCTTTGTTCCCCTGTCATCATTAAAGAACAACCCCGACTACGACCAGCAAGCCGTCGCGGAGATGGAGCAGTTTTACGCCTCCGAAATGGGGATTGTTAAAGCCGAAAGCAACGCTCAGATGATGACCGAAAAGAATAAAAAGATGGAGGAAATGGGGGTGCTTGATGTCGCCAAACCAGTTCTGGGTGAAACTTATGTCGAGTTATCGCTTAACTTCGTCTTTAGAGACCACGAGAGCCGGAAAGGACAGGTCTTTGACGACCAATTCTTCCTTTATGTTGATTGTGATGACATGAGAATTTTAATGAAGAAACCTCTTGAAGAAGTAATCGGGGGGACAAAAGACAACTGGTGGCAGACACATCTACCTTATGACACCTGGGCGGATGACCTGGAGAAACAGGACTTCTGGAGTGACGGAGTGGCTGACATTATCCGCACCCCAAACAAGGTAATCAACTCTTTCTATTCACAAATGGTTGAAAACCGAACCCTCAGAAACTTCGGGATGCACTACTTTGACACTACCGCCGGAGATGGAACTTTCCAACCACAAACATTTAACCCCGTTCCCTGGGGATGGTACGGCGTACCGGGTAAACCCCAGGATGTTCTGCAAAAGATTGAGATTCCCGACCTTTCAGAATCCCTAGACGAAATGAACTTCATTATCGAAACCACCGAGAAGGCAACTGGTGCGACCCCCACCCAGCAGGGAGCGCAGACCGAGCGCCAGATCACGCTTGGCGAGGTTCAACTAGCTTTAGGTGAGGCCAAGGAAAGAATCAAGGGCATGAGCAAGTTCTATGTCCCTGTCTGGCAGGAGAGGGGAACAATGTTTCTCAAACTAATCGAAGCGGCCCCAAATAAACTAGACGCGGTGAAGATTTACAAGAAAGGGCGGAATACTGATGATATATTTACTAAAGAGATTAGTTCAAGCGACTGGATGACTGAATCAGGCTACAGAGTAAGAATCTGGTCACAAGACGAGAAAGACACTCACGACACCCAGGGGTTGCAAAAGATGAACGCGGCTATCGCCACCATGCCGGGCAATCCTAAATTACTTGAAACCTATCAGCGAAAACTGCTTGAGTGGGCCGATCTTCCCCCGGATGACGTGAACGAGATTATAGAGTTTGAGAAACAGAAGTTACTAGCACCTCCTATCCCCGGCGCGATCCCCGGAGCTGGCCCCCAACCGGCTGGCTCCGCTCCGCCGGTTCAACCAGTAATGTAATATGTACGACGAAATCTTAAAACCACGAGGCTTAAAGTATCAAGACCTGACTCCCGCCGAAAAGGAGACGCTCAATACCTGGGTAGACACTCTCAACAAGAGCAAGGTGACGATTGAGATGGCCCGTGCCAATGTTCAAGCCATGCGGGAAGCGGTTGAAAACGAACTATCCGAGATGAAACCGAGCTTCTTTAGCTGGTTTTTCGGCTGGAAGAGGGATTATTTACTCAAAGCCCGTTTGCGTAATTACTTACTGCTTGAAGCCTTTTTAAGCACCCACGAGAAAGCCAAAGCCGCGATGGAGCGGGCAATGGCCGGTTTTGCGGGAGTTGACAATAAATAGAAACGATCTGTAGTCTCACCTTAATACTAACCAAACCCCGCAAGGGACGGTATGCCAAAACTTCACCACAAGCCCACCAAAGAAGAACTCGAAGCCGGTATCAAGGCGTCTCAAGAGAAACTTGAGAAGCTGGAAACGCCCAAGAAAGAACCCAAACCGGAACCTACTCCAAGTGAACCAGTCCCCGAGTCCAAAGAAGAACCCAAAGAAGAACCCAAAGAACCCCAGGACGATTACAAAAAGAAATTCAGCGAGTCTACCCGTGAGGCTCAAGTTCTGCACGCTAAAAACAAAAAGGTCAACGAGGCGATTGACCGGGCGGTAGCCCTCCCCGAACCGACCGAAGAAGAATTGAAGGCCGAATACGCCAACTGGGACGAGTTAGACGAGTTTGCCCAAAAGATGGCCCGTGATGTCGTTTCCAGCAAGAAAAAGATGGAGGTCTTGGCTGAGGCGACC